TGCGACAATTATTGGCTCAAAACCCTGATATGACACAACATTTAGTTCAACAAATTAGTCAGAGCAATCCTCAACTAGCTCAGACGCTAGTGTTAATCGGCTACAACGACAGATGGTCGAGGGAAGCGGCAGCTCCTAGGACGTCCACCAGAACGGTGAAGTCAGCTGCGTCGACCACAACTCCTGCTTCCATTTCGTAAGTGACGTAAAGGTAGCGGGGAGTGGTGGGGGAGCACTTGATCGGTGGACCGGTGATGTTGTAAACAGCGAACGCTGTCTTGGCATCGTGCGAACCTAGACCACCGTTCTCGAGAATCTTGCTCATGATCGGGAGGCTGGCGGCTGGGTGATTGTCGCTGATGACCGCAGCCCACCGCAGATTGCTGGTTAGCTTCCCGCGGTACTCAAGTTCGATGCGCTGAATGTGGGCGTCAGCAGCGAGAGCGGGGATAGCGGTCGTGTGATCAGCGTCGGCCGTGTTGACACCACTGAGTGGGAAAACGTGGTAGTCAAAAAGCCGCGAAGCGAGAGCCGAAACTTTAAACTGAGCTCGGAGACGGGTCGTGTTAGCGGGAGCGACGAGCGGGGCAGGAACTTTGATTCGATTACTGCGAGGCAGAACTGGCGTGGGCTGTCGGGGGCGGGGTCGTGCGGAGTGAGCCTGACCGGGATTGGCAATATGGGAAGTTAGACCCTGACGGGTCTTGAACTGGCGACGGCAGACGTTACAAGTGAAAACCATGGTGGATTTGTTGTTCGTGTTGGCCTAATAGTCTGCGTCTGAGTTTAACCCTATAGCGGTCTCGTATGCTGAGACGAGTGAGGAGCCTTTGAGAGCTGCAACCGTGGTGACACCGAACTTCAGAGCGAGGTCCTTCGGAAGTGCTCGAGTGCTCAGGAGCGCACGCATGAAACGATTGCCATTATCGAACAGGTAAGCGCCAGCTGCGGCATGAGCTTCGCGTTTGTTCTTATTGATTTTGTCGTCAATCTTTGTGCTTATTTTATGTCCGTATTGGTACTCAATGGCGTAGCTAGCTGCGACGTTCCACCATCGTTCCTCGGAGACTGCAACCGCAAGCTTCATGGCGAAGTGAATCGGCTCACGAATTATGCCCGCGGCAGTAGCGATAAAACCGCAGAAGATCGGTTGACTGACGTACTCAGTTTTGCTCACGATCTTGAACAGTTTCGAATCCTTAGCCCAAGTCTTTGCCGTCTGCGCAAAACCTACGATGAGAGAGTCGTCCCCCGAGACCATGTATGGTGTGTTCAGGTCGTACTGCAAGTTCATCAG